CGCGAGGACGCGCCGGCTGTCGAGGGAACGCCGCTCAGCAAGGCCAATCTTCTCTCGGACGCCACAGCTTCGAAGCTCTGGCCCGGCAGCAACAAGCCGGAGGACCCGACCGTCAACCAGGCGTTTGAAAAGCTATCCACGGGCATGCACGCCGTCGGGGATATCGATCTGACGTCCCGTGAAGCACCGTCTTCCGCGTGGTTGCCCTGTGATGGACGCTACATTTCGCAAGCTGATTATCCTGAGCTGTTTAACATTTTGCGCGTGTCTGCAAGTCAGGGCAACTGGGACACACAGGTCGTAGACACAAATAGTGCCCCCAACGGCCAGGGCGATATTATATCGTATGCAAACGGCGTATGGTTCCGCACTAGAGTGCAGATTGGTGACGCTGAGTACTCAGAAGAACCTCACGATGCTAAAATGTGGTACTCAAATGACAACATGAATTCATGGCATGCGATATCTGTAGCGAGCAATATTCGGCAACTTACTCCTGTACACTACTATGAAAATAAGTATGTCTGTATTGCTTTGAAGTACATTTCAGTCAACAGCGATTGTATAGGATATATCTACTATGCGAAGCAACCTGGAGGGCCATGGACCTTAGGTCAGGAAGCAGGTGCAACAGAGCGTTCCTCGTTTAAACCGGGCGGTAGTGCCTACGATATCATTACAGATGGCTCTAAATACTATTTGGTAATGAAAATGCAGGGTTACATGCAGTCTTCTACCAGTCTATTTCCTCCAGCGTGGCAGACCAGCTCCTATGATGGCCAACAGAGGGTAAAAAACGTTGTATATAACGAATCTGACGGTTATTTCTACGGCGCTAAAGGTTACGAGAATTCCTTAAGTGCATTCCAGTTAGCTCGAACGCGGACGCCAGAGAGCTATGCGTCCTGGCAGGTTATATACGCCAATAATGGCTATTATAGTGGCATCGCTGCTAGCGGTAATATAATAATAGCAGCAGACGCTACAAACAATAATTCTCGTTTCTACGTCTACTCGGTTGATGGAGGCAAAACCTTTAAAACCGCGACCCTCTCAGTGTACCCAATAGTAAGCTCGCAGCGCGATTGGATAAAAATATTTAACGGAATTGTTGTGCTGGCTGCACGTACGTCTTCACAGGCAACTGTTGGAGTTGCTAAGCTGCTGTATACAGATGATCTAACTCAAGGATTCTTATCCGTAGACACTCCGGCAAACGTTAACACCTTTGCGGGTAATGACTCCGGGTTGATTGTTGGCGCATTAACATCTCAGGACTCTTCTAGCATCAATGTCTATAGAGATTTTACGTACGAAGCGAAAAAAATTCCAACGATCACTCCGGACAGTCGCAGTCATGCCTACATCAAGGCCGTGGAGGAATGAGCCATGCGGGACAGAAAAGGGACGAACGATCTGGCGAACGGCGCGGTCTGCTACGGGGCCTATGACGCGGCGGGGAATCTGCTGCGTCAGGTCTGGCTCCGGCTGGAAGACGAACCGCTGGCCGAGGAAACTCCGCTCGTCAAGGCGAATCTGCTGACCGACGAAACTGCCGCCCTCCTCTGGACGGTGGGCGACGCTCCGGCCGACCCGACCATCAACGACGCGCTGGACAAGCTCTCCACGCCGCAATACAAGATCGGCGATCTGCTCGTCACCGTGCGGGAGCTGGCCGCCCCGTGGCACGCCTGCGACGGCTCGGCCTTCTCGCAGACGGAATACCCGGAGCTTTATAACCAGCTCGGCGGCGATACGCTGCCGAACGTCAGCTATTCCGACGACACAGTTACCTACATCAAAATGGCCAACGACTGACCGCCGGGAAATACATAAAAGAGGTAAAAACATGGATGCTGGAACCATCACGATCATCTGCGCCGTCCTCGGCTCGTCCGCGCTGACGACGGTCATTCAGGCCATCGTCGGCGCAGCGCAGAAGAAGAAAACACAGGCAGACTCCCAGGGCGACCATCTGGCCGAGATCGACAAAAAGCTCGACAAGATGCAGAAGCACCAGGATGAGCAATACCTGTCTATCCTGCGCCTGACGATCATGTCAGAGGAAATGCCAATGTCGGAGCGATTGATCGCGGGAAAAAAATACGTAGATCTGGGAGGAAACGGGGACGTCAAGCAATTCCTGCATCAGCTGGAAGCGCAGTGCGAAAGGGAGTGAAGCTGTGAGATTCAAACTCCGCTGGACAAAAGGCGAAATGTCCAAGACCATCGTGTTCTACTGCATCCGCGTGCTGACCCTCACGCTCGTGTGGGCGGTGCTGCTCGAGACAATCGCGGTCCTGTTTCAACTGGATATCGATCTTTCCGCCGTGCTGACGTTCACCGCCGCGGCGTTCGGCGGTGAGCTGCTTCTGCTCGCGTTCAAGCGGGTCTTCGCAAAAAAGGACAAAGACGAATAACCGGAACCACGAAAGGGGTACATATGGAAAACATCATCAAGCGGCTCGGGAATCTCCTGAGCGTCAAATCCATCGTTACACTTGGCCTGACCATCATCTTCGCCGTTCTCGCCCTGCGCGGAGATATCTCCGGCAAGGACTTCCTGACCATCTTCCTGACGGTCATCACCTTCTACTTCGGCACGCAGAGCCAGAAGGTGCAGGACGCTATCGAGGGCGGCAGCACGAAGGAGGATACGCAGAAATGAGGGTCATGAAAGCGTCTGAACTCGTCAAGAAGCATATCGACGTCGCGAAAAACTACAAGACCGTCTACATGTGGGGCTGCTTCGGCTCGCCGGTCACGGATGGGATCATCACTGAGAAGGCAAAGCAATACCCGGACTGGTACGACGCCGCAAAGCAGGCCAGATTCCGCGGGCTGATCGGAAAGGGCTACTTTGGCTTTGACTGCGTGAATCTCACAAAGGGGATCCTGTGGGGATGGAACGGCAACAAAAATGCCTACCACGGCGGCGCCCGCTACGCCGGAAACGCCGTCCCGGACGTGTCCGCCGACGGCATGATCGCCAAATGCAAGGACGTATCCGCATCCGCCTGGGACAAACTCGTCCCCGGCGAAGGACTGTGGATGCCGGGCCATTGGGGCATGTACATCGGCGACGGCCTTGCGGTCGAATGCACGCCGATCTGGGACAATGGCGTGCAGATTACATGCGTCGGCAACATCGGCCTCAAGGGCGGCTACAACAGCCGTGTGTGGAAGAAGCACGGAAAGCTCCCGTGGGTAGAGTACGATACGGAAACGGTCGACAGGGCCGTCGAGGACGCAAAGGCAACGATCAAAGCCAAGGCCGGGCTTGCGGACGGCACGATCGACTATCTGGCGGCGTACAAGTACGGCGCAGATCTTCTCAAGAAGCTGGCAGCAGCAATGAAGTAAGGAGGCGGCGCTATGTCTCCGCAAGCGCGGTATAAACTTCCTCCGGAGCTGGACGGCCTGACGCGGCAAGGCATGGAAACCGTGATCTATCAGGCCAATCTTGGACGGGAGAATTCGCAAATCGCGCAGCTTTATTTCGTGGATAAGCTCCCGCAAGTGGACGTTGCAACAGAATTGTATCTTGGCCGCGCCACCGTTCAGCGCCGCCTTCCGGAGATCATGGCGCGGATGAAGTCTGCGTCCGGAAGCCTCCCAAACTGAGCAGAACTGATGCACAACTGAGGCAAAACTGAGGCACATCAAAACATAAAAAAGCCCATACTGGACACATCAAAGGAGTGTTCGGTATGGGCTTTTCTTATTTTAATCCGAACCCTGCCGGGCAGAAGGTCGGGGACTGCACCGTCCGGGCTATCGCAAAGGCGACGGGGAAAAGCTGGGATGAAATATATATCGGGCTGTGCTTGCAAGGTCTGATCTTGGGCGATCTTCCGAGTGCAAACAGTGTATGGGGCGCATACCTCCGGCAGCATGGTTTTACCCGGAACGTGATACCGGACACCTGCCCGGATTGCTACGCGGTCGGCAGGTTTGCCGATGAGCACCCGCGCGGGACGTATATTCTCGCCCTCTCTGGGCATGTAGTGTGCGTGCAGGATGGGACGATCTATGACAGCTGGAATAGCGAGAGCGAAATCCCGCTTTATTACTGGGTAAAAGAAACGGAGGAATGAACATGGCATATCCCTATTTCAATCCCTATTATCCGCAGCCGATGCCGGATAACCTCATGCAGATGCGTCAGATGCAGCAGCCACAGATGCAGCCCATGCAGCAGCCTATGTCGCAGCCAGTGCAACAGAACCCCATCGCGCAGAGCGGCGTGCAGTGGGTAAGCGGCGAGCAGGAGGCAAGGGGTTATCTCATCGCGCCCAACTCCGCTGTGGCGCTGTGGGATTCTACCGCGCCGACTGTGTATCTCAAGCAGGCGGATGCAAGCGGGAAGCCGACGCTCAAGATTTACGACCTTGTAGAGCGCACAGAAACGGCCTCTAACGCGCCGCAAAAGCCGGGCGTGGAATTTGTCACCCGCGAGGAGTTCGACCGCCTGGCGGCGCTTGTGGGCGAATTAAAGGGCAAGAAGAAGCGCAAGGTCGAGGAGGACGAGGACGATGACTAATCCGTTCATGGCCGCGCTTGGCGGCGGGCAGATGCCGATGGGCAATTTTGCACAGATGGTGCAGCAGTTCAACCAGTTCAAAGCAAATTTCAAGGGCGACCCCAAAGCCGAGGTCGAAAAGCTCTTGCAGAGTGGTAGGCTAAACCAGCAGCAGCTCAATCAGCTACAGCAGATGGCGAAGCAGTTTCAAAGCCTGATGCAGTAATCATCAACATAAATCAACATCGTGGCCACGATTTGATGAATAAAAATTTTTCAAAGGAGTGATACTATGTCTCTTTCTGACGGCGGCGTTCAGGCCACTATGCCTGTTGCGCCAACCGGCATGATGAACAGCGGCTTTGGCGGCTTCGGCGGCGATGGCGCGTGGTGGATCATCATTCTTTTCCTGTTTGTTTTCTGCGGCTGGGGAAACAACGGCTGGGGAAACAACGGCAACAGCGGTGCTGCTGACAATTACGTCCTTGCAAGTGATTTTGCCACTCTTCAGCGCCAGATCGACAGCGCAGCATCGACGATCGAACGTAAAAGCGACATTACGCAGCAGGGCATCTGCGATGGCTTCTACGCCATGAACACTACGCTGCTGAACGGCTTTGCGGGCGCCAATCAGAACATGAACAGCGGTTTCCAGAATGCCGAGCTTTCCCGCTGCAACCAGCAGGCAGCTCTTATGCAGCAGCTCAACGCCATGCAGATGCAGGCCGCAGATTGCTGCTGCGAAAACCGTGCAGCTATCGCCCAGGTGCGCTACGACATGGCGACGCAGGCGTGCGACACGCGCAACACCGTGCAGAACGCCACGCGCGACATCATTGACGCGAACAACCAGAACAGCCGCGCCATCCTCGACTTCCTGACGCAAAGCAAGCTGTCCGACCTCCAGACCGAGAATCAGAATCTGAAGCTGGCGGCATCTCAGGCCGCGCAGAACAA